TCCGTGCTAATTAAGCCGCCAATATTATCTTGCAATTGCCAATTAATATTAGTAAATGCAACCGGACTCTGAATCATTCCATCAAGACTAATGACCGCCTTAGACAGAGATTTCTTCATAGCAAGTTGGTGAATATTTCCTTCACCAGTAGAACTAAATCCTGTTATTGCTGGACCATTCTTTGTCTCTGATAATTTAAACGTATCAAACTCAAATTCTCCAACCACAGCAAAAACTGTAGTTGGTAAAGAGTTTCCTGGAGTAATTTCTAATGCAGTAGATCCAACACCAATAAATGAAGATCTTGGTGTGTATATCAATTCTTCTCCATTACTGAAATAATGATTTGGTATAGTAAAGACTCCAGTATCTACATCAAGCATTGATGAATCCTTTGGATCAAAAGTTTTTGCAAAAATTGGATTTTTTTCGCTACGCAATACAAAATTTGTTTTATTAATTCTCTCACCTTCAAGTGCAAAATATGAAAATGTTTTAACACTTTCGATCAGAGATCCATATTGAAGATCTGGTGCAATATTAAGAGTGTCCACATCAGTATAAAAACATTCAGAAAGTGCTCTAATGTTTATAGTTCCTGAATTAGTAAATGGATAAAATTTTATTATAAAGTTATCGGATCCATCAAACTCTGCACCAAAAGTTCCTATTCCAATAGAAGTTCCTATTCCAGAAGAATCTTCAGTTGCATAAAGTGCAGGACCTTCTTGAACATAAGTGTTAATAGTATCATGAACAAGAGATACCTCATGAACAACAGAACCATTAAATTCTTCACTAGATCCTGTAACTTGGATTTCAATTAGAGACGAAACCGCATCAAATATATTTTTATTTAAAGTAACAATATCAATTTCAGATGCATTTCCCCCAGCCGTTACAAAATCTGACTGATAGATTGCAGATCTTTCATTTCCTGCTGGTTGATTTGGTAAACTAAAACGATATACATCTTCTGCAGTACTGCTATTATCGAAAGCAACTGATCTTGATCTAAGAATAACTGTTTCAATATCTTCGGTATTTGTATAGTTAATTCTCAATCTTCCAGATTCTACTACTGAAGTAAATATTCCTATGGGCTCGTTAGATCTGTTTAGAGTGGAACTATCGTAGAAATAATTTGCAATATTGCTGTCTGATCCATCAGAAGTTACGTACAATCTAACAAAATTTTGTTTGTTAGTTGTAAGTGTATTGAGATGTATATCAGTAACTACAGACTTATGCTCACTTACATCCAAATCAATAAAAGTTCGCGTTCCGACACCAGTAGTAATTCCGGTTACAGAACTAATTAAATCGATGCATCCAATATTAGTAGTAGCAATACCAACAGTACTATCTCCAAACCTCTTTTCCAAATATTTTACATCATATTCTATACCAAATGGATCTTTGGGAATAAACCTCAAATACGTTTCTTCAAATTTTGTTGTAACCAACTCAAACTTTCCATAAAGTTCTCCTTCAATATGTGAGGTTCCAATACCAACATTCGCTAAGGATTCATGTTCTTGAATAAATGATTGTCCGACAGGATCACTTATAATTGATAGTTTGGTCAGTTGAACTTGAGTATTGTCTCCATTTGTCAATTTAAAGGTATAATTTCTATAATCTCTTTTTGGTTCTATTTCGAAAATGTCTCTATATGGAAGAGGTTCGGATTCAAATTGAGAAAATTCTGGAGAGATATCATCAATTTTTAGAACAACATTTGTTTTTGCTTTTGTATATGGTATAAAAACAGAATTTTCAAACTCTAAGAATTTTGATCTGTCGCTGACCACATCAATATCTCTACTACTATCAAAATTATTAATTTTATCAACTCTTTCATCACTAACAAGATCTATGAATATATCAACACCTGTATTAATTGTACTAACTCCCGATACAGAATCTGTATTAGAAACTATTTCAGTATCAGCAAAATTTTTCATTCCTGATACATGAACCAGACTATTAATCGGGGATTTTACTTCTTCCCACGTTAATTGACTTCTAATTGAATATGAAAGTGTTTGATAATAATCATTATCTGGAAGAACTTGATAGTCCTCATTCAATCTACCAGTAGTCGATCTCCATCCAAAATTTTTCTTAAGTGAATAATCAACATTATATTTTGCATCAGTTTTTTCAATTGATGCAATATTGGCAATGTTACCTGAATTTTTTCCAGTTAATTTATCATTAATTGATAAATCATAAGTTCCTATGACTTTCAAATCTGTCTCATTTGTATGAGATTCGACTTTCAGATCAACTTCACCATTATTAACTAACAACTCTTCTCCAACAAAAAATAGTGATGGTTGAGAAGTTACATTAAACTTGGGATAATTTTTTCTATTAACAATTGTTCCTGAGGAATCTTGTATAGTTTTTGCTATTCCTGTATTAGAAGTATATTCAGAAACATCTATTGATACACGATCTTCACTTTGAGTATTATCATATCCAGTTACTCTAAAGAATCTGTATCCAAGATCAGATGAGTTAAAACCATCCCCGAATGAACTGAATTTTTGAATTCCCTCAATATATACCTCATCACCTACTTGAATTTGTGATTCTGGATCAAATCCAACTACTGGTGTGTTTAGGACACATATAAAAGTTCCTGTATTATCGGATTCAACCTTTAGAATACTAATTCCATTTGAGTTATCTTCGACGAAGAGTTCATTATCTGATGCAATTCCTTGGGGTGTGACATCAACATCAACAGAAGTAATTGATTCTCCGGCAACACTTAATTTTAAAAGACCACCAGAAATTGCTTTTCTGGTATCAAAATCTACAAGAACTGGAGTTGGAGGTGTTACATAATTTTTACCACCATCTATCACAGTAATACTTGAAAGAATATTTGAATTTTTCAATACAACTGATGGAGATACAAATGCTCTAGGAATAAGCGTTTTATCTGAAGAGTATTCAAATCCATCATTAATAATCTCTACTTGATTAATTTTTCCGATAGTTTCAGAAACGCAAATTCCTTCAAATGCTCTACCGAGTTTACTATCAATTGATGGTACTGATGGCAATTTCTTATAGTTTTCTCCTCTCGTAACTACGTCAATTTCTTTTACTGCCCCATATGCAGTAGATGATAAAGTATTATATTCTAATTTTCTACATTCAGTTTTTGCATAAGAAACTCTTTCCGATTCTTCTCTCAAAGGAATACTAAAAGATATATCAGTAGTCGAACCAATACCAGAAACTGTATGAGATCCGGTATATACACTATCAATATAGGAAATTTGGTTGTAATTATTTACAGTAGTATCTGAAGTATTGATTCCGGATCCCGAAGAACTTTCTATATTATAATATAACTTCTCTGGGAAATTATTAGAATAGTTGATGGTCAATTTTGCATCAGTGCTAACACCAGCAGTACCTACACCAGATACATTAAATGTTGATGTTCCGCCAACAGATATGAATTCATTATTGAATTCTTTATCATAATAAATTTTAAATACGTTTCCTGAAAGAGACGTATCAGTAAGATCAAATACTAAATTATTTCCTTTAGCAACTTCAATTTGCGGGTTTACTAATGTCCAAATGTGACCAGGAGTTGAAGGGCTCAGCACAGTAAGAAAATTTGTACTACCGGTTATTGATAAAGTAGTACTTCCAAGAATTGATGGTTTGAAGACATCATCATATGTTTCACTTAAGGTAAAATCAGTGTCATTAAGAACTCTGACATAAAATGCAGCATTTTGCATTTCTGGGTCAGTATTATTGCTAAAATCAAATGTTCCAGTTCCATATCTAACAGTTTCTCCATCTATACGAGAGTATATTACTTTATTGCCATTTTTAAAATTATGTTTTTGTGGAGACGTAGTAAACACCCAAGGTGCAATATCTGAGGCACTTACTGGTTTACTCTTCAACGTAGAATTAACAGTGTTAATGCCAATAGTAAGATCATTATTTCTTACAACACTTACTGAAGTTGTAGTTCCAATACCAACATTCAAATTGGGTTCTACTGAAAGTTTAACAATATCACCATTCGTAAGACCATGAGATGTTGATACTGAGACAGTTGCAGTTATTTTATCAATATCTGCTTTTTCTTGTGTATATTCTGTCGTTAAAACGTAATACTCATTAGGTGACCCTAAAGAATCGAAAAATACTAATGGTCCTTCTAGTGTTGTGGAGAGACCAATAGTATTTGGTGTTGTATTTTTAACATAAAACTCATCACCAGTATTGAAGTTGATATTAGAATTGATACTGGGATCAAAAATAGTGATAACACTAGAAGAACCGATATCTGCAACTAACTTATCAGTTACTTTAAACTTATGATTCTCCAAATAGAGACTTCCCATTGGAATTGATCTAGTAACAGTATTACCACCAAAATCAAATGTTGTCTCATAGGAATCTCCTGCAGTTGTTCCTAATCCAACAGATTCCTGAGGAACAAAATAATAGGATATATTTTTTCTTGAATCGAAAAATTCAAAATCTTCATCAACAGTAAAACTATAGTTTTTAGGTGTAATTAATGATCCTACAGAAAAATTAGTAGTTCCAGTTACTCTGATTAGTTTTACTTTGTCTATATTTGGATACGTATTTAAAACAGTAAATGTATCAGATCCAATTGTTACGTCATTAAGAATTTCAAGTTGATCTGTTAAATTGGATACAGATACTACAGTAACAACTCCAACAATCGTATTAGTTATCTCATCTTCTAGACGAAGAACTACTGGAGAATCAACTATCGCTTTGTGATAAGATTTATCGAGTTTTAATATTGGTGGGCTAGGAATTATTGAGGAAATTCCGGAAATAGAAACATAATCGCCAGAATTAAGTGTATGTCCAACTCCAGTATGAACTCTAACTTTGCTATCAGACTCCCAAGTAACAATAGATTGTGGATATGATAATATATTTTGCGCTATGTTTGTAATATTTTTTCCTTCGATAAGAGATACTTTTGCATCTATACCACCACCATTAGTTCCACTATTATCAAATACAATCTTGTCACCTACCTGATAATTCTGTCCAGAATTAATAATCGAAATACTGTCAACAGATCCACTTTGTACAGATTCTATCTTGGTTCTTTGCTTTGATATTTCATTAGTTTCAATAACAAAATCATAGTCTGCATTTAGTTCTGATATCTTATATGGAAATGTATTTCTCAAAAGATCTGAAGAATTTAAATCAAAATCTTGATTTAATCTTCTATTTTCCTCTAATGTATTTGTTCTATAACTATTGCCAATAAAATACGGGAATTTTGGTTTATTGGTATTTTCTTCTATAGTGGCATAGTAAGCATAAATTCCATTTGGAAATTCGTTAGTTCTAACAAATCTTCCATTATTTCTATCTAAATCGCCATTTCCTGTAAACCTATAATCATCAACGAAGAATCCTAATGGAAAAGATGATGTTGATGGTCTATTTGGAATATTATCTGCAACTAATTCATATCCAGATTCGATTCTCTTAGTAGATGATGCTACAAGATTTGCATCCGATTGTCCAAATGATCCGTAAATTGGATTGCCGTCATATGCCCAACCAATTATTGGAGAATTTGAGGTTCCATCATCTTCAAATGATTCTCTTAATTTAGTATAATAACCGGATATTCCATAATCTAAGAAAGATTGATCATCAGAGACACTAAAAACTTGATATTGTTTTTTCTCAATTTTATCTACATTATTAACACTAAGTGCTCTTACTGTAGAATCAAATATTACTCCAGATCCAGAATTAGTAATTTCAATTCTACTGTTGTTTGAATAACCTCTTCCAGAATTTTGAATTATTACTTTTACAATTGAACCATTTTCTATTACTGATTTTAATTTTGCACCAGATCCAGATCCGGTTGGATCAAACAGAGTTAAATCTGGTGGAGAAAAGTAGTCAAAACCACTAAATTGAATATTGGTATCAAGTAAAATGCCAGAAGCAATTACTGGTGCTATCTGTGCTTTTTGTCCTTCCTTTACTTTAATTTCTGGAGTTTTTTCAAAGTTTATAATTTCTGATCCATATCCGGTCCCTGGTTCATATAGATAAGCATCAATGATATTTCCCCTTACAATTGGAGTTATACTTAAATTATAAGAAGTATTACCTACACTAACAAAATTAACTGATGCTGTGATATCAGGATATTTAAAATATTGATATCCAGATCCAGATGATATGAATTTAACATATTTTCTCTTCTCAAAATTATCAGTTATTGTTCCACCTATACCTGCATCGCAAATTCTAAATGAATTTTCATCCTCTTTTAATACATAATAATTTACACTTGTAGAGAGTCCAACTTGTGTAGAAATACCAATCGATGTAGTATCAAATCTATATTCAATTAAATCGCCATTTTCAAAATTATGATTTTTAAAGTTAATAGTATCATTTAAAGTATTAATTCCAACTGGACTTACAATTAATTTTCTATTTGTAAAAGATCCAGAATCTAATACTCTAATTTCACTTAAAACATTTGCCGCTTCACCTACCACAAATTTTTGAATTCCACCATAAACATCTGTCTGACCAAAAGAAACCGGATTGGTTTGGGTACTATAATCGGAAAGAGTTTCATATAATTTTACTGTAGTATTATTATCCACTTTAACATAATATTCTCCTTCGCTAACTAAAGTAGAATCATTTTGTCCGTTACCAGATTGATCAATTCCGACGTTAGTATACTGAGTTTCATTTCTGTAAATTATTTTTTGTCCATCAAAAAGATTGTGATCTTTTATGAATGAAAGTTGTGAAGTAGTTGTGCTTATACCACCACCATTAGAAACTGGCCTTGCATCAAATAACAATTCTATACTTTTTTTGACTAGTACAGGATCAAATTTTCCGCCACTACCATTTCCTCCAGAAACATTAATCGATACTATTTCTTTAATATCAAAATTTGATGTTTCCGAATCAATAATAATATCTGTTATTTTACCTGAGACAACGGGTTGTACTTTAGCATCAGTTCCATTTTCCGAACTAGGGACACTTAATTGTGGTAAATTTATAACATCATAATTGCTTCCGCCATTTAAAACGGAAACTGAAGTTAGTGGTCCAAAATAAACTTTTTCTTCTGTTTTATAGTTATTAATTTCGACTCCATTTATTAACATCCCCGTTGGTCCAGGAGCAGTTTCCTCACTTTGACCTGATTTTAGATTTGGATTTAAGTTGAATTTCTTAAATAATTTTTTAGGTCTGATTAAATTTGATTTATGATCATATAATGTGAAATTATGAGTTCCTATTCCACTATTAGGCGCTCTAAATTTGACACTAGGTAAATTCGATGCAATATGAGATCTGGATGTATATAATTTTATTTTTTTATTTCCAGATAAAACACTAACATAATATGAACCAGTAGTTAATCCTACTAAAGTTTCTGATCCTTCGGATGCTTCATAATAAACTCTATCACCAGTTAGAAATTTAATCTCTTTTCCAAAGTTAATAGTAGTAAATTCTTGAATTCCACTCGATGCCTCAGTTTCTACATCAACGTCTTGAAGAGGGGAAACTGTATCCGAATCAATTTCATAATTATAAATTTCTTGATCTATATCAATAACTCTGGGAGGTTTTGATCCATCTTCAAACTCATATATCTCAGATTGATCAAATTCTGAAGATGGCAATCCATTTGATGCAATATATGCATAATTATCTTCGCCCTTTTCAATATACAGATTTTGAATATCTGAGATTATCTGATCATTTCCATATTGAATTGGTACATTTCTACTAAATGCTTTATTAATTCTCCTTCTAATAGAATATAAAGCTCCTGGTATAGGAGAAAAGTCAAAATTTTCTAATTGCAATCTTCTATACAATCCATCACTATCAGAAGGTATATCTGAAATGAATGGAATATCCGACTCGTTATCTGGATTCGGATATACTACCTGATTTGTTTCTTTATTAATAATTTCAATTCTATCTCCAACTTTAAAGTGGGATTTATCGATATCAGTTTTTAATTTTAAAGTATCTGAGAAAGATTCTATATCAACACTCACAGATGTATTATAAATCCAAGAATTTGCAAAGATTTGCTTATATGTTTTTTCTATAGGATTTTTAATTAAATCTCCAAGGTATTTGATACCGATAATTTGATTTTCAGAAACAGAGACTTTATTGTTATCAATTGCAAAAATATCAGAAATAACACCAGTTATTCTGAAGGTACATTTTTTAGTTGGATCGCTTATATCACCATCTTCAAAAGCATAATATGTCTTATCAGAATAGATATTATCAGTTTTATTAATTGTATCTCCTATTCCAATACACCCTAAAAACTGATTGAAAGACTTGTCTTCATATGTTATTATATTATCTCCGGAATAAATTACTCCTGAAGGATCAAAACCTGCTGTAGAATCCACAGAAATTACTGAAGAACCTATCGAAACTACATCTAAAGATTTTGTTGTAGGAGTGATTTCAAAAGTACCTTCAATTGTAGACTTATCATCATAACCAACATAAAGATTTAACTTAAAATAAAGAACTCCTTTTCTAGTAAATGGTTCGATCTCAGAAATGACCGCTCTAGTTTGACTATCAGTATTTTTTATTATTGTCTGTCCAGATAATTTTGATAAGTCTCCAGTAATTGCTTGTGCAACTACCACTTCTCTTCTTATAAAATTGGCATCAGAAGATTTTACAAGATACTCCTCAAGATTAATAGATTTTCCAGATTTTCCAAATAAAACTTTTAATAAAACTTCTATAGAATCATCAGTTCCTTTAGAAGTGTAAAAAGAATTTATCTCTTTTATAAAATTACTAACGTCCAACTCTTTCGCAAAGGACCTTCCTTCAAATCCAGGAGCAAATGAATATTTTGTCTTCTCAAAAAATTCTTTTAAAAATAAAGAACTTAAGTTTTCTATTTTATCCCCATCTGAGTGAGAAGATGCAGATGAAGATTCAAATACAAGTTCTTCTCTATTAAGTTCTTGGTGATAATTTGTAACACCACTAAAACCACGAATACATCCAGTAAAAGAATTTGTAGTTATTCCAGTATAAGTTATTATTTCATTATCTATCTTTAATAAACCATATTCATTTGGAAACCCTTTTGTACTAGTAACATTAATTGTTTCGGCACCATCTGTAATAATACCGACTGTAGTACAACTATCTACTATAACTTCTGGTTTCAAATTATCTATTTTAAGATATTCATCCAGATTTTCTGTTAAATCAACTGGACCACTTTGATATTCTTGAGAAATATAATATTGCTTTAAAAAATCCACAAATTTTGGATTTTCATCCAAAATAAAAGAAGGTACCTGATTACTGATAATATCTTGAATCTGTACTTTGGATTCAATACTGGTCTTTATCATATTACTCTCTAATTAGTGTTCCGTTTGAATAACTCGAAGTGTAAGAATTTCTGATAAATGTTGATCCAGAAATTTCTTCGCCAGAAGATATAACATCCTTTATCATATTTATTTTACTTTTTGAGAGATCAAAATTGATGTACAAATCCCTCAATCCAACAATATCATTTGACTCTGGAATTGCCTCAATCTCTATAACATTATTTTCCTTTACGGTGGATGTAATATTTACAGTTGTAAGATTAATTTCTCCCTTTTCATAATCAATTGTTCCTGCAGATTTTGCAACTACTCTCACCTCTCCTGTGGATAATATTTTAATGATAGATAATATTCCACTTCTCTTGTCAGAATTGGGTATATCTGTGAGGTAAACTGTTGATGTTTCTCCAGAAATAGTAAATCCAGTGGACTTAATATTATATCCTTCTGGTTTTACATGAAATTTATTTCCAAAACACAATTCATATTGCGCTGATTGATTCAAAAAAGCAATAAGATTCCTTCTTATCTTTACCTTGGTTATATTTGATGTTATGGCATTACTAGTATTATCAATAATACCTAATACCTTACTATACTTAAATCTTCCGCCAAACTTATTTAAATCTAAACTATTTGCATAGTTTGTTAATGTGGATAGTATTTTTGTTTTGAGAGAATTTGCTGTAGTCGTTTTTGTATCATCATAATATACTGCAGAATCAGTCTCAACAAAAAGAACTTTAAGATCAACTATTTTTTGATTGATGCCCGAAATAGAATATTTTTTTAGATCCGTCAATATTCTTGTCTTATCAAAATCAGAAACAAAGAAACCATTTTTTGGTTTTATTGAAATCTGAACATTGCCATATTGTGGTGGTTCCATTTCTTCGCCACCAACAACAGAAACAGATTCTGTATTTGGATATATTTTTTTAATTAGATTTTCATAATCATTAGATGTTACCGCTCTATTTTGAGAAGAATATAATCTTGGAGCATAATTTTTAATTGATTCTATCGTTTCAATATCTCCACCATTTGTTGATGGTAATCCCTCTATCCCTGAGATACCACTAATTGATACAATAATATCTTCATTTGCTTGTGTAGATGGAGATTTAATAGTTCCGGCAAAAGAAAAGTCTCTAGCACCGTTACCATTCTTACCATCTGTTACAATATAGTTTGCAGTTATTACTGCGTTATTACCAACTTTCTTACCTATTAATCCATCTCCAAATAACAATTCATATTTTTCATCTTGAACTTCTTGTATTAAGTAAATGGTGGAGTTTGCATCTGTACTGACAATATTGTCAATTGGAAAATGTTCTGTTCCTAAAGATCCTTCTACAAAACCATCACCAACTTCATTCACATATACTTTAAGTAGAGAAGTATCAATAGAAGAATTATTTAAAATAAATCTTTGTCTAATTGAAGTATCTACCTTGAAGCTTTGAGTTAAATATAATCCTTGATATATTTTTAAGTCTTTAAAGGTTGCTGTTCTACTGTTTCCAACAGCAGTAGTTTCTACTGTAACGTCTTCAGGGATTGAGAATACATATGAGGTATCATTGCTATTACCAACACAAACAAGACCCCTCTGAAGCGTCATAGACCCCGCTGTGGAATCGTTTGAGGTTATGGTAAATGTGACTGTAGTACTAGATGCTGTTCTAGATCTAGGAACGTATCCGATATTTCTTGCTAACGATACTACATTTTCTCGAAGAGTTGCTGAATCTAAAAAAGATTCATTTACTATCATGTTCGAGTTAAATGCATTAATATAAGTATTATATGCTAACGTATCTATTAAGACAGAAAAATTAGACCCTTCAAAATCAAAATCTGAAAACTCAGAATTTGATCTCAAATAGTCTTTTATAGATGTCTTTATCTGGTCGAAATCCAGATTCGTGAATTTTGTAAAAGGCATATTATCTTGTTGCCTCTAATAGGAATGAATATTCTTGTGTCGGAAACTCTTGACCAACGATATCAAATATAACAGTAACATCAAATGAATTTTGATTTGGATATGGTCTAACTTCTACTTGAAGATTATCGACTCTTGGTTCAAAATTATTGATAGATGTTCTTATTTGATCATTTATTACTGATGCTGTACCATAATCGACGAAATCAAATAGACTTCCTCCAACATCAGACCCAAAAGAAGAGTTAAAAAACTTTTCAGTAGGTATTGTCATGACAATATTTCGCACAGACCTGCGAATCGCTGCTTCATTTTTAAGAACTTGCAGGTCTTTTGTTACAGGATGTGGTTCAAATGATAAACTAATATCCTTAAAGGACCTAGATATCCTTCGAATTGCCATTTTAACTAGAGTTTTCTGAATTTATTTATACCCAATTCCAGAATCAACCATAGATTGGTTCTGTCCCATACTCCCAATCATCATAATCCTCATCATTGCGAATTTTTTCGTGCAATTCTGACTGTTTTTTGAAGTCATGACGGGGTGCAGTATCGTGCATTACCTCAGTAATCACTCTTTTATTCGATTTTTCGAGTTTTGCATTGTAATCAGTAATTAAAGATTCAGTTCCCCACATTTCTCTCATATAATTTACGTCTCTATCAACAGGTGAGTTTGCCATTTTTGCTCCGACTGGTGAAATCAGAACTTTTTAAGGGGTTGCTATCCCTTTTTTCTATTTATTTTCACCCTCTTCAGGCATTTCTTCGCGCTCTTTTGCAGTTTTCCAGAAATATTCATCTTCACGACCCATTCCAAGGCGGTCATTACCGTTTTCAACCTGATAATATTGTGTTGAAACCTTAAAATCTGGCATTTTGGGGTTAACTGGGGTCAAACTATTGTCAAAAATACGCAATCTATTGTTCGGATAGAGTGCATACTGTCCATTTTCAAGTTCAATCAGGTTATGTGACTTGTGTTCGGCAGGATTTTCACTTGTGGCATAGTCAACATAGTCTGGATCGTGGTGATAATTGTCGATTGTGCATACATAAGTCCCTTTTACGATGCCGTAATCTCTTGTATAGCATTCAAAGTCCATCGAACCAATAAATTTCTTGTCCACCGAGACGACTCCGTAGTCCATGCAATTCCAAAACTGGAGGTTTGGTAGGCTCATGTCAGGAGAAGGGGTCTCAGGGTCCGAAACAAAGGCGCTGATGGGCAATTTGTCGTACATCGCCGCATATTCTGGCAAATAAGTCTCAAAATAAAAAGCGCGTCCGGGAATCGACTTGACCGAAACCCAAACGCCCTTTACAAATTCACCATGACCACTTTGATGATCTGTTAGATATTCTTTACGAACCCATACTTCCATTGAAGGAAGATTAGCAATCAAACATGCCATCGTTAACTTTACATTACTAAATGTATGTATTAACGACCTTGACCACGATACCGCTTACGAGCCGAGTTACGCGAGGTAGC